TTATCTACAAGATGCAATAAAATTTTACGAAAGTTAAAAACACTAAAAAACCCAAAAACAACTAACATTGTCGCACCTAAAATAAAACACCCTAAAACCTCAATCGTTTATTCTTCAATAAAAATTTTTTTTTGTAAAAAATTGAAAAACTCAATTTGATATAATGTCTTTATAAAAAAAAATAAGGAGAGAAAAATATATGAAGACTAAAATAAAAAGAAGAAACAAATTTGGTAAAGTTACTGATGTTGATATTATATTCGGTAATGAAATATTCAGTGCCTCTATGTCTGAACGATACCCTAAGTTAGGTAGTTGGAGTCTTTCTAGGTATAGACCAGATTTATCTTTGAGCTTTATGAGGTTGTTTGCACCTATAGGCTTTGACTTTAAATCATTAGCAGAGATCAAAAAGTTTATTAGAGATAGAAAATATCTTTAATTAATAATAAGGCAGTCTGAAATATGGCTGCCTTACCAATCAAAATTAGACTTAGGTTTATCAGAGTCCTCTTTCATGCACTGCCAATGAGCATGACCACCCCCATAGAAAGAAACAAAACTATCCATGTTCGTCATGTCCTTTTTACAGTAACGACAAATTCCTACATCAACGATTATTTGTTTTGATTTTACCCAAGTCTTTTTCTTAGGTTTTGGCATAGTTAGGTTTCTTACCTTTTCTTGACTTTCTTTCAGCTTTCTTTTTTCTTGATACCGCAGCTCTCCTTTGTGAAGGACTCATGGATCTAGCTTTAGCAGCAGGAACACACTTAGGATAGTTTCTTCTTTTCTCCTTACCTGAACGACCACATTTAGGAAAAGAACCATCGGATCTAGGATTAGCAATGTCAACCCAGTTTTGTTGCACCCATGACCTTAATCCTTTTTTAGCCATTATCTTTTTCTTTTCTTAGCTTTCTTTTTTTTCTTCTTGCCACCAGGAGTTATTTTACCTGAGCATACACCAGAGGCATACATATTAGCATAAGCAGACGGATAAACTTTAAATTTTCGTTTGGCTGCTGCCTTACCTCTTGCACATAATTTACCCATCTTAACTCCTTATCTTCCAACTTTTTTCATTGCCATTTTATGAGCTTGTCCAAAAGTTTTACCATTTCTCATAGCTTTTCTCATCATAGCCATGTGTTTATTAGTATGATGTTTTTTATGTCTTTTTAAAGTATCTTTTTGTCTTTTAGTTAGTTCTTTCATTTTTTTTTCTTTTTCTTTTTAAGTGCTTTAAAGTCAGCACCTGTTATTTTATCAAAAGGTGCAGCCATTCTAGCAATCACCATTTGTTTCTTACTGTACTTTTTATTTTTACCTTTAGGCATAATATATAACCCTCCAACATTCCCAACTGACTAGCAGTTACTCCTAATTGTTAATATCTACTCATCATTTTCTTTTTTTTCTTTTTAGACTTCTTCTTCTTTTTCTTCATTGGTTTTTTTCCGTACATAGTTTTCTCCTTTTTTTTATATTAACAGTTCCATTTTCTTAATGCCTTGTTAATTCTTGAATTTGGATCATTAGCAACTTTAGCAGAAGTTAATCTTTTTTTCATACCTTTCATTCTAGCACAAAATGATTTTCTTCTTTTTGCTGCCTTTGAGCCTTTTTTTAATTTAGATGGTTTAGTAGTAACAGGTGCTTTTAAATTACCACCAGTTGATCTGTTATAAGATGCTCTGCCTTTTGCATTAAGACCACCTGATTTAGATTTACCTTCTTTTCTTTGCCATGCTGGTGTTTTAGCCATCTTCTAATTTTACTCCATCAAAGTATTTATATTCATATTCTACAACTCTGCAATCATGTTTTTTACGCATAGACTTTTGTTTATCCTTAAATTCTATAGCTTTTTTCTCAGTTTCAAAAATAGTATTGGTAAACATTGTATGCAAATCACTGTCTTTTTTCCATACTACACAATACATTATGTATTTTTTTCTATAACTTCTTCGTTACATATAAATTTTATATATATTTTGTTTTTATTAACATCTTCATAACCAATCTCCTCTAGCTTTAAGATTGATTCGTAGTTACCAGCTATCATACAAGAATAACCATCTACAAATAAATCTGGGTATCTATAAGGTGGTAAACAAGTATTTGCTACAGCAGAACACATTATTAAATTTAATACAAAATTCATTCTTTATCTTTTACTTTTTTTAATTGATCCTCAAGTTCAGTTATTTTTTTATTTGCATCTAGTAGGTCTTGTTGAGAATGCTCTAGTTTTTGCAAACATCTTTTGTTCGCAGAATCTTTAGACTTACCTGCGTCTTGCAATTCTGCAACCTCTTGTTTAAGGATTCTTACCTGATCCTTATATTCGTTAATCAAATCAATGTCGGACATTAATTATTTTTTATTGTTTTTAAAAATCTGTGTACCCTTAATTCCATAAATACTTGCGACCACCAAAATCCACAAATTTGTGAACCATGAAGGGAGCTGTTGGAATTGTTCAAAGAACTCTTTTATTTTTTCAGACGCAGCAGGATCTTCGCTGAAGAC